CACCACAAACCTGTCCATCATAGCTAGGTGTTGCAATGAGTACCGACATTTCTTACGCCATTATACCTACTGCGCGTAATGCTGTACGGCAAGCATTAGCACAAGTTAGGGTTGTTGCAGCATCAGTACCCGCAGCTACAGTTGCCTGTTGTGCTGCTGGTGTAGCACCATAAAAACCAACTGTTGCAGTGGTAGCACCACCGATTTGAACAGGCACACTTACGCGGCCTACGTTTAGGGTTTCCCCAGTATTACCATCACCAACTTGATAAGCCATCTTAAATCTCCTTAAATATTGCCATCTGTAATTGTGCTGTCTTTACGTGCTACTAAGACCAAGTAAACTTGAGCCGCAGTAGGTGTAATGCCAGACGCAGTAAAGTTACCAAACGTAACCGCCAACGTATTAGCCGCAGAAACTCTAGCCCCAACAATACCTAATCCAGCTTGCGCTGTAGGTTTGTTAAGGCTTACAAAGTCACCAGTACGAAGGCCGTTGACTGTAAAAGTTTGTTCTGCTGAAGTATTAGCTGCTACTTCAGCAGGCGACAAAGTTACGCTGATAACCGATTGTGTTACTAGATTACCAAGAACGTAGCTCATAATTTTATCCCCAAATACGCGCCGCCATTTGAGGGCGGATTGTTGAGTAACCGTACAATACGTCAATACGGCAAGGTAAACGGTCATTGTTAATATCGTACTGACGTACAATACGCAATGAGATACCGTTATGAACTTGACGTGAAGCCATATCAACACCTTGTGGTAATAACAAGTCAGCCGTTGCAAAAGTAATGGCATTTTTGTTATACACTAAGTTTTGAGCATAGCCAGTTGAAGCTGCACCAACGTATGTGATTAAAGCATCTGCTACTGGGAAAGCATCAATTGTAGCAAGTGCATTAGCCGCAGTGTACATTGGTGGTTGAACTGCAACATCAACGAACTCAGTACCTGCTGAAGTGTTTAATGCAGTTACAACGAATTGTTGTAATGAACCTGTTGATTGACGTGTTTGTGGGTTAACTGCAAATACCGCAGCAACTGTAAATACATCACCAACAACTAAAGTCTTAGCATTAGTAACTGATTTAATAGTTAATGTAGTAGCGCCTTGTGTAGCAATCGTTGTTTTGATTGCAGCAGAATCAGCAACAACGCGTGAACCTGTAGTGTGGTTAAGGATAGATTGGCTCATGTTAACTTCGTCATAGCCTAAAACGCCTGTACCCATCATGCCTGTAGCAAATTGACGAGAGATAGTGTTAGTAGGATTGAAAAAGCCTTTCATGCCTTCAACTAAACCAGCATTAGCCGCAGGGTTAACTGTAGCAAAACGCTCATTCATAGGTGTTGCGTACTCGTTCAATTTTTGTTGAGCTTGTAACAATACTAATGAAGTTGCAGGTGTAGTGCCTGGTGTACCAACTGAAGCATAGATACCTTTGTAAGCGTTAGCTACATCAGCATCAATAGTTGACGCTAATTGAGATACGCGTGGTTTAAGTACACGTTCCGCAAAGTCATCTAATTGCATAGTTAATTCAGCAGAGGTGAAGTTAACACCAATGTGTTTTTGGCTAGATACAGCCAAGGTTGTGTATTGCTCGTTGTCGTCTTGCACTTGCAAGGCAGCACCGTCAGTTACCAATGCACGATCTGGTAAACGGATACGCAATGTAGAACCAATTTTAGCGCCTTCAACAGCAAAGCTGTCATCGTAGGCACGATTTACGTTACGGGTAAGAACAAGATTATTCTCTAAAATCTCAAGAGATTTACGAGTAATCATGTCAATGGTTAAGAGGCTGTTAGACATAATGTTTCCTTAATAATAAAATTAGCGATATTTGTCGTTGCTCTCCGCCTTTTTAACCTGTCTAGCTCTTTCCGCTGCAATCCATTCTGACGTACTCATTGTTTTAATTGAGCGTGGGTCAGTTGTATCGTAGTTGGCAGAGTTACCTCCGCGAGCTGTCACAGGCGCAATTGGGGCTGGTGCGCTAGACGTTTTTTTAACTGGCGGATTAGAAGTCAAATTGGCTTCAATACGCCCTATTTCTTTAGCTTGGATTAGAGGTGATAAACGGGATATTCTATCGGCTTCTTTTGGATTTGCACCTAAGTAGTAAGCTACATCAGGCCCAATGTCCGAAGATTGGATAGATTCTGCCATCGCGTTAGTGATTCGTAAGTTCGGGTTGTAGGCAACTTGTTCAAAGTCGTCATACTTAGCCCGCGCTTCTTCTTCTCTATCGTGATACGCCTCAATTAGTTCAGATTGCTGTCTGTTTTGCTCACGTTTAGCCAATAACTGTTCAGCTTTCTGTTCTGCAAGTGCATCTGCATAGGCTTCAACTGTTTCGTACTGGTCAACTGTAGGCGCTTCAGTAGGAGCAACTGGCGTAACCGCACGTTCTCTTTCCCATTTACGCTGTTCTCTTGCCAAGCGTTTACCAATAGCGGCATCAAGTTCCTCTTGCGAGAATGTCTTTGCTGCTTGGCTTTCTTCCGACACTTCTACTACTACTGCATCAGATTCGGGAGCTGTCGTAACTTCCTCTACTGGCGCGGGTACTACCGCTAATTCAACATCATCACTCATTTTATTATCCCTTAACGGAATCTCGGTTAACCTTACCGATACGGATTAAAACTAGATATTCTTAATACTGTCCTGAAATGCTTTAATGCGAGCGTCAAGCGCGGCAGTTGCGGCATCCAGTTTGTCATTACCTGCTTTAAGTTCACCGAAGCGAAGGTCAAGCGCAGTTGCATTAGCTTGAACTTTTTTCTCGCGTGTTGCAACATCTTTTTCGCGTTGCGCTAATTCAGCGTCATTTACTGCAATTCGGTCATCAAGGCGTTTGCCTTCAGCTTTAAGTTCAGCCACTAATGCTTCTGCTGTATCTTTTGATTCTTTAGCCTTCTCTAAGATAACATCAGCATCCGCTTTTTTGCTAACAGCATACGCATCCGCAGTGCTTTTAGCTTTAATGGTTGCTTCAACGGCTGAAAGTGCGCCTTGGCGTTTAGCCAATTCATCCCTAAGTTCAGCCATTCTACCTAAATCAGTTAAAAACTGCTTAGTGAAGTAGCCAATGTAATCAGGGCTTCCTGTACTGTCATTTGTAATGTTCATAATAAACCCTTATGCGTAATAGCTAATGTTTAACTTAGCGCCACCAGCTTGTTCAAAAAACCGAATTTGAGTTAAGTCACCATCGTACTGTAGTGTTACGCCTACTGCAAGTGGCATACCAACTGTAGCTGAAGGATCAACCCCGTCATCGCGCCAACGTACTGCTTGCGCTTCAGGTGTAATGAGAGCGATTGAAGGGCCGCCCGCTAATCCGCTTAGATTTTTAACGGGTACAGTTAACCCTACTGCTGGGTCTAAGTCCGTAATCTGCTGATACCCTAAGCGCGAGGTAATTGCTTTTAATGTTGTTGCCATCTAAATTCTCCTACTTTGTGTGAATGACCGTATCTCAAGCCATAATTGTTGACCTGCGACAATAATACTCCCAAAAAACCCGCCTGCAAAGAACGTGCCACCAAAAAAGTTTCCCATTAGAACGCGCCCCCTGAGATACCTACCGTTGCGACCAGTGTAGCGCAGGTTACAGTCCCCGTAAATGTGGGTGAGGCTACTCTTGCGAATACCCCTGTACCACTACCTGTATATTCAGCATCAGTTAGGTGATATTGTTGGTCAGCAGCACCACCTTGCAAGCCACCAAGTTGGTTATGTAATACCGCTAATGGTGTGGCAACGTGCGTATTTCGTGCTGTGCCATTATAGGTTGTGGTAACTGTACGCACCCCAGTAGAGATTGCAAAAGTAATCCCACCAAGTTTAGTCAACGCTGTGACTGTAAATGCAGGTTGCGTAGTAGTGTTATCGTACTGGGTGATAGTAGTCGTCAACACTGGGGATGTTGGGAACGCAAATAGTAATTTCCAGACTGTACCTGCTACCGCTGCCTCATTGACATAAGTAGTTAAGGTAGAAATCGTCACCACGGTATCTGATGTTCTAGCCGTGATTTGGTACAGACCTTGTGGGGTTTGTAAGTATGACGCTAGTGTATTGGTCGCTGACGCTGTTATTTCTGTTACTGCAAATGGTGTCCCTGCGGATGCTGTAGCTGTTCTTGAAGTACCTGTACCAGTAGTTGTGACTGTACCTGTTACGAACGGTAAGGCAGCATACATCTGACGAGAAACGGTAGTCTGTACACCGCCTATTGAACTCACACTAGCGAATACTGTGTAATCCCAAATACCAGCATCAATCGTTGTTCTGCCTAATGCTGGGGATAGCCATGCAGATGCTGCAACTGTTCCGTTTATTGACGTCGTAGTTGTTGTTTGCTCTGCGGTTGTTACAGGTTGCTGTGACAGTGATAATATCTGTAAAGCATTATTAGTGCCTGTTGCGGTAATAATTGGAGTAGCATTAAAGAACTCAATCCCACTACCCCCACTAATACTATTAGCCGCACCATTAACCCAATCAGAACCATTGTATTTAAGTATTTGGTCAACGACTGGTGTAGCAATAACTACATCAGTAAGAGAATCAAGTGCCGAGTTCATTGTTGTAGCGTTACCAACAGAAGTTACTGCACCTGTTAGATTAGCGTTAGTGGTAACATTGCCTGCTGTTAGCCCTGAAGCTGTACCCGTTAGACTTGTACCTGCGCCACTAAACGTAGTGGCTGTAATAGTTGTGCCTGTAATAGCCGCCGCAGTAGTCGCGCCTACAGTTGCACCATTAATCGTACCCCCTGTAATCGCTACGTTATTAGCATTTTGTTCTGCCATTGTACCCACGCCTGTTAAGGTATGGTTAGCATCCCACGCAGCCGCGCCTGTAGCACTAAATGTACCATCGGCGGCTGTTGAATGGGCGACTACGACTGTCATGCTAAGAA